TTACCGTGTGGTTACCTCAACAAGATACTCCAGGGACACCCAGCCCTTATCCGTCCTGCCCCAGCCGTCCCGGGCCTCCAGCACGTCCACCACGGTGCCCATGGGGTACGCCCCCACCTTGCCGTAACCGGTGCCGGGGCCGCTGCGGATGTTGACGCCGATGCTGGGCGTCACGGTATACTTGCCCATACTCTCCTCCTGTCCCGGCGGCGTCTGCTCCGCCTGCTTGAGATACACGCAAATCCAGTTATGCACCTTGCGGCTGGCGGTGATACGCTCTCCGCCAAAGTCGCACTGGCTGGAGCCGCCCCCATCCAGCATGACGGCGGAGGCCCAGCCCAGCCCGGCCAGCCCGTCCCGCAGAGTTTCCGGCGTGGCTGCGTCTCCGGTGCCGTCTCCGGAGCAGTAGAGGGCCAGATCGCCGCCGCGCAGACCGATGGCGCTGCGCCCCCGCCTGCCGCCCTGGGCAGAGCCGTAGGAGGGCGCGCCCACCGGCCCGGTGCCGGGGAGGATCAGCGGCGTGACCGCGATAAAGTTGGCCGCCCCCTCGTACTCGGAGGTCATGCGGATGTCCGGCCCCCTGTCCCAGGCGTAGCCCATCGCCCGCCAGGGCGTGCCGGAGCGCATCACCCCGTCCACCTTGAGCAGCGGGCAGGCCGAGCCGTCCGGGTTCCACATGCCGCCGTTGAGCACATAGTCCGCGCCGGTCTCGCTCTTGACCTGAGCGAGCGTCTTGCGGCAGTTGGTGATCCGCAGCTCCATCCGCTCCACGGACGAGAGCGGGATGTATGTAATGAGCTTACTCATTTGATTCACATCCTTTTATCCAGCGATCCCGCTGTTGATTACTGTTCCGGGGCCAGTAGCCCGGCCAGCTCCTGGTACTCCTCCGGGGTGAGCCGGTCGGCGGCGAGATAGACATCCATCTTGTCCTGGAGGCCGTCGGTTCGGTTCTTCTGGATGAGCAGTTTGCAAAGGTTGTATACAGTTGTCATGGCATTCTCCTTTCTCAGTTAGCGGTCAGCTCCAGCATACAAAGCCGCTCCTCATGGTCGGCCAGCATGTCCAGAGTGATGTCCTCTGCCGAGGGCGATTCCGGCCCCGACGGTCTTGTGTCCGGGGCGGCCTGTCCTGTTTCGGGATTGTAGCGCCACCCCTGCTCCACATTGTCCTGTACCTCTACACAGCGTCGTGCAAATGCCTCGCTATACCACTTCTCTGGCGGGAGTGCATACTCCGGGATGATTTCGCGGACAGTGTTATCCTCATTTAAATAGACTGTTTTCATTAAAATCACTCCCTACCGTAAATCGCCACATATCCATCGCCGCCTTTGCCACCTATGCCGCTGGGCTTATACTCGCTGGAACGAAAAGTCCATCCCGCTCCACCACCTCCTCCGCCACCACCGCGGGTACCGTTTTTACCCATTATTGCATTGCTCTGGCCGGTAGCTCCAGCGCCACCATTACCGGCTCCACCGTCACCGCCATTTCCGCCGGGAGTTGGCGGATCATTAAGACTAGGATTGCCCCCTCCGCCACCTCCGCCACCGAAAGGTTTAAACCCAACAATAGAAATAATAGGCCCGGCATTGCCATCGCCATCGCCATTGTTATTATGGCTACCACCACTACCACCTATCATGAGCCAACCAGGAACAATCTCATTGGGGGCGTAGCCACCACCCATGCCACCAAGATTGGCTATTCCACCACTGCCACCAGGTACGGTAATACCAAAAGCGCTACTGCTCCCACCAGCGGAGCCATTATTAGTGACGGACGGTCCCAAAGAAGAGACTGCACCAGCTCCACCAGTTCCAACAACAATATTATTGTTTTGAATTGTACTGCTATCCAAAACATGGAAACACGCTACGGCCCCACCCCCGCCGCCACCTCCACCGCGCTCTCCACTCGAACCTCCGCCTCCTCCAGCACCAACCACAACCACAAAAACATCTGTATATTTGCGGTCGAACGTATGGGTGTAGCTCCCTGGTGATGTGTATTCCTTTATCAGTTTATAGCCAAGCTTCTGTTTGAGAGTCTGGTCAACATGCTCGTCCACATAGCTCTTGTGGGCGGCGTCTGTTAGGTCAGTAGGAGCGGCCAGATTGGCTATCTTGTGACCACTCATGCTAATTGCCCCGGACATGACTCCACCGGAACTTGCAAGAGCCCCCACCTGCTCCGCCGTGACGGCGTGGGGGTTGTTCTTGTTCCCGGTGTGGGCAGTCAGGGCCTGCTGCACCGCCGCCGCGCTGCCCGCCGGGTCATAGTCCATCTTTGGGAGCTGCCCGGCGGGCACCTTGCCGTCCTCTCCCAGCGTGGCCACACCGCCCGGCTTGCCCTTCTCGGTGGTTGGGATGTAGTCCATGTGGGGAAGCTGCTCGCTGGGTACTTTACCATCCTCACCTAAATCGGCCTTGTTGGGATGGGCATCCTCGGCGGTGTTATGCTGTTGGATCATAGCCTCCACGTCCTCCGCGCTTAAGTACAGCGGATTCCCGGATGCCTCAAAGGAGATGTTCTCTGTCTGCTCCACCCGGATCTGGAGCTTGAGCCGCTCATAAATCACAACGCCGTTGTCCTTGGTGTCCAGATATTCGCACTCAGCGCCTGCGTTGTCGTAGAGATAGACTCCCTCCTCCTGGGTGTCTGGATCTTGGGCCAGGAGACCCAGTTCCCGGTAAGAGAATCCCTCGTCAAACTGGCTGTTATCCAGTGTGACCACCACTACGCTCTGCTTTCCGTCGTCCGTAGTCAGAATACCGTCGATCTTCATCGAGTGCCGTTCGCTGACCAGCTCTGTGCGGTTAATCATAGAACCGTTACCCAGCAGACCGTCACCGATTGCAACACGGGTGAACTTGATGCCTTTCCCCTGGTGGCGCTTGGCCTCTATGGTCTGGCCGAAGGTGGTAAGTTTCAGTTTCGTGAAAGCCATATTCTTACTCCTGTCTTATCGTCATTTGCCTACCGCGCTCCACCGCTGCCGCGATATAGAGTGGGGCCTCATACCGCTGTTCCTTGGATAGGTGCAGTAAAGTCCGCGCTGGTTTTATCTTGTTCAGCTCCTTCAGGAGCAGCTCCCGGTCATCCAGCACAATATCGCCGCCGATAAACCAGACAGTAGCCTCCGCCCAGTGGTCCGGTTTTTCTCCCGGTTCAATCAGGACATTATCATAGCCGAATGCTTGAGCCAGATACCGAATACCACTGTTCAGCCCGGCCATGGACGAGATGGCCCCTCTCATGGCGAGCCGATTCCGGTAGTTTTCCAGTGCCTCCCCTTCTAGACGGAGCATATCCCTGTCCTCGCCATGGACGGAGAGCATCACATCCGAGCAGGTGAGCACAGACGCCTCCTCCCGGATACGGAACAGTTTCTGCTTGCACTCGTCAAAGGAGCGGCCCATGACCTTGAAAAAGATGTAGAACTGGTTCAGGGCCTGTTTACCACGCTTCAGGGGGCTAAACAGCAGGTAGAACATATACTCGCCAAAGGACTGATACATGGTCACACCCCCTTCACGGTAACGGTGATCTTCCCGGCCATGATGACCTTCTCCACATCCAGCGTCACGTCTGCTGCCGGGGTGGTTACGGTCACATTACGCACAACGGAGACATCGCTCTTTATCTTGTGAATGATATCCGCATGGGTCAGCTCATTCAGGGCGACGTTACGGTTGCGGAGTGTCAGTAAATCGTTGACCGCAGTTTCCACGCGGGCCACAAGTCCATCCTGGCTGAGAGAGCTGGAGACGGTCACCGTGACTGCGATGTCCTGGGTGACAACCTCCGCGCTTTTGACCTGGATGTCGGTGTCCGGTTCCCGGATCTCCTCACAGGCTGTCCGGCACAGCTCCAGCAGCTCCTCGGTTGCTGTCCCGGCCTCTGAGGTGATGATAATGTCCACCGTGCCCTGGCCTCTGGGATGTTGATCCTTGACTGTCACATACAGCACCCCGGCGATGGCCGAGCATACGTTGATATAAGTGTCCCGCAGCGGGACAAGGGCCAGCTCGGACCAGGAGCGGAGTGTCCGCTCTCTGGCGCTCTCATCGTCTTCCGTGTCGCTGCCCTCCCGGGTGAGCCAGTCCCTTTCGTTCGTAATGGTCACCTCGCCCAGATAGGTGAGCGTCCTGGTAATTTGGGCCGCGGGGACGTTGTAGCGGCTTCCCTCAATCTCAGCTTCCACCGGCACCTCTACGGAGGCCGCCCCTTTTTGGAGCGTGGTCTCCTCCAGAACGATGAAACGCAGTTCGTCGCCATTGATGTCCTTTATGCTTTTGAAGATATGCCCCCTGGGAATCTTGATGGCCTCGCCGTCCATCTCCGTCCTGGAGACGGTGACCGTCCCCTGGGCCTTCTGCGCCTGCTTGCGGCTCTTGGAGTAGTCCGCCATCTTCAGATCCAGCCATACCCCGGTGGCATGGCTCACAAACATCTGGTTCAGGATGGTACGTCCCAGCTCCAGAAGTTCAATCTGGATGCGGAGCAAAATAAGCATCAGGGTATAGAAGACGCCGCCGCTGTGGAAGTTGGTAATGGAGAAGCCCTCGTCGGCCAGCTCCTGTATTTTCTGATCCTTCAGCTCCATCAGGTCGGGAACCGGGATGACTTGGTCTAAAATCTCGTTGTCAATCAACTACACGCACCTCCAGGCTGACCGGGTCAATGATAATATTCAGGGTCTGCATGCGGTCCTCCTCCGTTGTCTGGAACGAGCAGTAAACGTGAAAGGTATCATCCACAGCATCTACCTGAACTTGTATGCTCTCAGAGAGGACGACCTCCCTCTTTTGCAGCCCGGCCCGTACCCGCTGAGCGATCTCAAGCCGGACGAGGTCGCCGTCCTCAGATTGCAGGAAATCATACAAGCTCCAGCCGAAATCCTCATCATAAAAGAGCTCGCCCCGCTGGGTCTGGGCCTCAAGGATAATGGACTGATAAAAGCACTCCAGCTCCGTACAGAGGGGGGCGTCGCCGTCTGTCGCCCGGGTGAGCTGGCCCTCCTCATCCAGCCGGATGTCCGTGTCGTGCAGCCCAGTCACAGAACTACCTCCCCGATGATGACTGGCGTGAGGTCGCCGAAGGGGAGCGCGATGGCGGCCAGCGCCCCGGCCTGGAGCTGTATCCTGGATCGCACATTGGGCAGGGGTGGGAAGCTGCTGTCCTCGTTACCGAAGCGGTCCACCACTGTCAGGGTGTATTCCTGCCAGTGGCCCACGATGCGGCCCCGGTAGCTCCTGCCGCTCTCATCGTTGTGGATGTCCAGCTCCTCCGCCTCATACGTGTCTGTGAGTTCCTTTACGCTGGACACGCGGACCAGAAGGACGGCGGGTGTCACCAGATGCGTATAGCTCTGCTTCAGCACATCCTCAACGACTTTTTTGACAAACTGCTCTAGCTGCTTACCCATGGTGTCCCTCCTCAAAAGTAGATGTGTGTACGGATGAAGCCCTGGTCGCTGGTCAGGTGCCGGACTCGCGCCACCTCCACCTCGCCCTCCACCTCGGTGTGGACGACCTGGATGTGGTGCGAATGGCGTACAAAGGGGGCTGACACGGTTTCCAGGTCCCAGAGACTTCCCCGGCGGACGAGGCTCAGGATGTTCTTCCCGACTTCGAAGGTGTAGGTCACGGACTGCTCCGGCTTCTCGTCCCAGTAAAAGACGCCGCCGGAAAAGAAGTAGGGGACCTGGATGCCCCAGGCCGCCGCCACGGCGTCCAGGGCCTGCACGCCGCTCTGCTTGCGGATAGAGAGCTGCTTCCGGGCTGGGTATACCGTGGAGGCCAGCTTCAGCTCCGTGAGGCCCGCCTGGGCCAGAATATACCGGATAACCTCCTGGGGCGTTGTCTCCAGAAAGGTCTCGTTCACTGTCAGGCCCTCCAGCAGCAGCATCGCGTCTTTCAAGACAAGCTCGTTGGCACGGCTGCCAGCGCTGTATGGCTTGGCGACATAGCCAGTAAACACCTCATCGAACGCGCCGCCATAACCCAGCAGCACCGCACCGGGGGCCAGCCGGGCAAGGCTGACCTCCGGCATGTAGCGGTCTGTAAACCGAATTTTCGCCCAGTCATAGCGGGCGTCCTTGGCAGAGGATACTTCTATTTCAATGCCCTGGTTAAACACATATCCACCAGCTTGCACCGTAATCTGTGGATAAAACAACTCGATTGTTTCCATGGTCACGTACTCCTCTGCTTGGTTTTCAGCTTTGACCGCACCTTGGAGGTGTCCGCGTCATCTACGGCGGGAGAGCGGTCTTTCTTGTTTACCAGGGCCTTCTTACTTTTGGTTACATTGGCATACCCGCCGCCGGAGCTGCCGGACGATGTTGGGGAACTGCCCCGACCGGAATCCAGATAGCTCGTGTAGTCCGTCTTCAGGCTGCCCGAGGTACTGGAGGAACCACCGCCCTTTTTAGCGGACGAGGAGCTGGTAGAGCTGGAGGAGGACTTGACGGCCTGGATAGTCTGGGGGATATACTCCCACAGTTCCAGTGTGATGGAGAAATACCCCTTCTTGTTCTCGGCCTTGTGATTCAGGGATTTAAACAGAACCTTGTCAATGCCATGGGCCGCCGTGTCCTCACACACGATGGGGATCGGTTGGGGGACACTCTGGCCCGCCGCCCGGAATATGGCCCGGAGGGTCTCCAGCCGTTGATATTTGGTCTGTGTCTCTGTATCGTCCACCACAAGCTCGATGTTGACCTTGGCGTCCTCGTAGCCGGTGGCCTGCTTGGGCTTGGTGGAGCTGCCCTCCACCTCCTGCTCGTCGATCTGGGCTGACTCCTTGACCTCGATACTCTTGACAAGACCAGGGAGGACGACCCCGTTGAGCTTTATGGTTCCATCTTCCACAAATATCATGAGAGCCGCCCTCCTTCTTCATGCCAGCACATAGTCGGTCTCCGGGTCATCATCCGGGTCTTCGCTGCTGTTAACCTTGTCCTCCAGCTCGTCCAGGATTTCGAGCAGATCCTGGAGCTGCTTGATCTTCTTAATATCCACCTGAAGCACCAGCTTCTTAACGATGTAGACCTTGCCGCCGTTGGAGCCGGGGGTGCCCCCGCCCTCGGTGTTTTGGTTCTCATCCGAGTCTCCTCCCAGCCGGACCGGTTTAGGAGTCTCCTGTTGAAGGCTGACCTTCGCGCCGTCCAGCCCCTTCGTGATAGCGTTGGCCGGGGCGTCGTCCGCCAGGGCTACGCCCTCGGCGAAGGTGGTCATGGTCTTTTTGCCGCTCAAGGTCAGGGTGCTCAAGGGCCCCTCCTTGGCGTCGGAGTGGGGAAACAGATTGCCGATCTTGGAGAAGATCCCCTTAACTGCGTTGATAGGGGCCATTGCCACGGACAGGATGCCGTTGACAAAGGTGGTGATGAGCCGCTTTCCCGCCTCACCAAACCATGCTATTTTCTCACCAATCCAGCCTATCACGTCGGAGAAAAAGCCCTTGATGGTTTCGATGCCCTGGCCGATCGCCGTACCGATTGACTGGAAGAAGGCGAGGAAGGACTGGAAGCCCTGCTTCAGCCAGTCAATGCCCGCTGAGATTGCTGAGCAGGCCGCGTTCCATACATTCTGTATGAACGCGGTCACGGTGTCCCAGTTCTGCCAGAGCAGCACCAGGGCCGCTATAAGCGCCACAATCGCCAGGATGATCCAGGTAATGGGGTTTGCCAGCAGGGCGGCGGTGAAGGACCACACCGAGGCTATGAGCCCAGGCATGGCGGTTGCTGCGGTCACGATGGCCTGCTTCGCCATGCTCACCAGCCCGAGGGCCATGTTCTTCAGGGCGGTCACAGCGGATACGGCGGCGGTCTTTGCCATGCTGGCAATCTGGAGGGCCACGTTCTTGATTGCCCCCACCGCGCCGGAGCCTGCTGTCCGAATGAGGCTAAAGCCCTTCTTTATGGCGTCGCCCGCATATAGACCGTATATTTGGATTGTCTCAAATATATCCGGCAATCGTCGGATGACGCCGATGAAGCCGCTAACCAGCCCCGCCGTTTTGGTAAACACGAGGCCCACGCCGCCCATGACGGCGATGAGGGTGCCTCCCACGGTCAGGAAGCCGCCTATGGCAAGGACTACCAGAAGCAGGACGCGCACCAGATCCTGGTGGTTGTCGACCCACTCAGCGCCCTTTTGGATGACTCCTGCGGCTCCTTCCATGAGGTCATTGACCACCGGAAGCAGCGTATTCCCCGCCGCCTCTGCGACGTTGTGGAGCTGCTGCTGGAGCCTCTCAAACCGTTCCGGCTCTGTCTCGTTCATGGCCGAGGCCATTTCCGTGGCGACCGCTGTGCCCTGGCCCATGGCGTCGTACAGATTCAGGATATTGTCCTGAAGCTCTCCGGTCTTGTTGTAGAGCAGGTCAATGAAGTCCACGGCCTCGACCGTGCCGAACGCCGTGGAGATTTCCTGCTTTTCAATGGCGTCGATGGTGTCGCCGTACTTGCTTCGCAGTTGTTCCAGGATTTCCGGCAAGCTCCTGAGCTGGTTATTCGTATCGAGGAAGGAAAGCCCCAGCTCCTCACCTGCCTTCGCCGCAGACCGCAGAAACGCGGAATACTGAGTACCTGCCTCCGAGCCGCTCATGGTGGCCTGAAGCATTCCCAGGACGGAGAGCTGCTCCTCCAACGGGACATTGGCATTTGTGGCCGCTGCGCCCAGGCTCTCGATTGACGCGGCCATCTCCGAGCCGGTCGTCTTAAACTGCTGAACGCTGCGCGCAATCCCCGCCGAAAAAACCTCGCCGAACTCCAGGTCGGTGAGATCCTCATAATACCCCTTGTAAATGCCGTATCCGGTGGCGAACAGGCTGGTCATTTCGGCTACGGTTGACTTGGTAGCCTTGCCGGTCAGAGCGGCCAGAGTGGTGAACTCTGCCACGCCCTCGTCACTGAGGGAGGCGATGCCGCTCTTGATGTCGTAGGAAGCGGAGATAAAATCCGCCTTGGAGGTTCCGGCCCACTGGTCGGAGAAGCTGCGGGCCGCGTCTTCCACGGCCTCCAGATCCTTGACGCCCAGGGAGGCCAGCTCGCCAAGAGCCCGGCGCGTCTCGAAGGTGGCCTCCACAGGGGCCAGGGCGGCCCCCGCGATGGATGAGCCCAGCTCCGTCATTACCGCGCCAGTCTTGACCATGCCGCCGAGCGTGCCCTCCAGCTTCTGGAGCCTGGAGACGCCGCCGTTAACGCTGCTGTTGATCTTCGCCATGGGGCCGGTTATGTTGTCCACCATGTTCATGATGAGGGACAGCTTGAACACGCTCTCCAGGCTCATGGGCTGTGCTCACCCCCACCCCAGGGGGACGCCCGGGGATGTCCCGGCCCTCGCTCTCTTGCTCTCAAGTGCTGTTCACCTCCCGGTCATTCGCTGCCGAACACTTCAGAGATCGCCCGGGCAACGATGTTCTTCTCCAGCTCCTGCACATAGCGTGCCTTCGCTATGTAACTCAGGAACTCGCCGATCTCCACCTTTTCCGGGTCAAATCCCTCTAAGAGAGGAGGAGGCAAGAAGCGGTAGATCTCCAAAAGCCCGGCTTCCACCAGACTGCTTCTAACCTCCTCGGCCCGCTCTCTTAGAGCTTTTTCAAATTTACCGCGTTCGTCAGGCCCAGGATCTCCGTGAGCTTGCCCGCGATGGTCAGGGCGACGCCGGGGTATTCCTCCAGCTCAGAGGTCAGGCGATCCCTGTCCTCATCGACCACACAGTCCAGCAGGAAGGTCTTGCTGGCCCGGGTCATGCCGGACTGCTGCACGCCCTTCAGGTAGCGGTCATAAGAGGGCACGCTGGGCCTCTTGAAATAGTAGCCGAACTCCAACGCCTCGCTGTCCTCGTCCTCCCGAACAGAGCAGGACACGCGGTAGACCTTCCCGTACTTGGCCTTGAGGGCCTCCTTTTCGCTCTTGGGCGAGGTGGCCGCTGCATCGTTTTTCTTGATGTCTTCCATGACGGAATCCCTCCATATTTCCCAAATATCTTGTCTTGTACGCTTAGATTGGCTCTACGCCGTCCTGGACGATGCCGCCGTAGATTGCGAGATCCAGGCTTACCTTGACGCTCTTGTCGCCCTGAGTGACGCTGTTGGACCGCTTGGAAATCTGCACGAGCTTCAGCTCATCGACCACGGTTTTCTCGCCTTCCATGCCGTAGCTGACTACCACGGACGGGAACTGGAGCTTGAAGAAGCTGACGCCCTTGGCCTTGCAGTAGGCCAGCATCTTGTGGTAGTCATCGCGGAGCAGGGAGATCTTGCCCGAACCGGAGTAGTTGCCGGTGCCGAAGCCCCGGGGTTTGTTGCCCTTGCCGTAGACGGCCTCCTGATCCAGCTCATCGTCGTAGCTGATTTCCTGAACCTCGATGTCCAGGCCCGGGAACTTGAAGTCCACATCGGCCCAGTCGTAGACCTTGCCGTTGACTTTCATGCCGCTTTACCCCCCTTCTACTCGCTGACGTTGGTGCGCCCAACCTCAATCTCAATCTCCCGGATATAGCCCCGGGACAGATACAAGATGCGCACGCGGAGCAGCTCCGTCTCCAGGAACGTCTCCTCCTGGCCTTCAGGGATCGTAACCTCGGCCCGGCTGATCTCCTTAGCGGCGATCATCTTGTCCAGGGGTACGGCCAGGAACTTAGCCCGGGCCTGCATCTCACCATCAAAGTCGGACATGTCAATGTCGTCATTGAGCAGGAGCAGGGCCTCCTTACGGACCTCACGGATGACCTTGTTCTTGACCCGTATGTCCTCGGCGTATCGGAAGTCGCTGGTTTCCGGGCTGAGCATCTTCGTGTGATATACGTAGAAATCCTCCAGGCCGGAGTAACCACGGAAGGTCAGGAACCCCGCTTCGTCCAGCGCCTTGATGATGGTGTCATCCATGGCGGCGGGGAGCAGCTCTTTCAGCTTGCTTTTCTTGATGCCAAAGCCCGCCTCGGGCCGGGTCTTGCCGATGCTCTCGGCTACGCCCGCCCTGGCGTACAGGCCGGAGGCCACGCCTGCGAGATTGACAATCTGGGTGCTGCCGTCCAGCCGCACAAGGCGGCCCCAGGAGGTACAGACCTGAACGTCGGTATTCCTGACCTGCCCCCGGGCCTTCGCCAGCTCCCGCGCCCAGTCTGTCAGGTCGTCCTCATCCTCGGGATAGGCCGCCTCCAGGAGCACAAACAGAGGCTTGTGGTAATCCGCAGCCAGCTCGTCCCGGAGTTTCCCCATTGCGGTCCACATATCCAAGTCGCTGGCCCCGACCACATGGAGCCACTCAAACTCCTCCGGGAAGTCCTTGACCTTGCGGGCCGCCGCCAGTACATCCCCTTTGGAGAGGGTGGGGGCCGTGGTACTGAAGCTCCAAAGATCTCCTACCTGGAAGGAGGTCTCGGGAGAGTCAGAGGCCGCCGCGAATGTCACGGTCACCCCGGTGCCAGGAAACTCATACTTGCCCGCCACGGGAACGGTGATCTCGTCGCTATAGGTGTTGCCGCCGTCAATCGAGTATGCAAAGGCGGCGGTATTGAGTGTGCCTTGGGCGGTAATCTTAACAACCACCGCAAAGGCATTGTTTGGGCTGCCTGCGGCGGTAACCGTACCGCCGCCCTTGGCCTCCTTGGTAACCTCGCCCACGGTGCCCGCCATGGAAGCGGCCACCGGGAGACAGTACACCCGGGCCGCGCCGAACTGCACGGAATCCATCACAGAATCCGCCAGAGGGGACAGACCCAGCCGTTCCTTAATAGTGTCGGCGGTCATATCTCCGCTGATGGTAATGAGCTTGTCGCTGCTGATGGGGGACACGCCGATGCGGATACTGACGCCGTAGCCGCTGCTGCCGGAGAAACCGAGCTGTCCGTCCAGTACGGTCTCTTTCACATCTCTAAGAATGGACACGGCCTGCCCCTCCTTTCCTCCCGCCCATGGGTGCCTTCTGGTATGCCTTAACTGCCGCCGCAAAGTCGGTGCCGGTCATCATCCGTCCCGGTTTCCAGCCATTGGCGGCGCAGAGGCCCGCAAATACAGGTCGGCTAACACCCTGGCGGAGCCGCAGCGCCTCAATGTCCTCCAGCAGCTCCGTCCCGGTGGCCTCATCCTTACTGTCCTTTGTTGCCATTGGTTTACTCCTTTCCGTTGATTCTCTGAACGTCTTCCACCACGAAGCCCTTGACCCGGTGGAAGTCCGTGTCCCGATAGACGCCGCCCTGGAAGGTGATGCTCACCCGAACCGCGATCTCTGCTTTCAGTGGGTGATCCTCCTCCGTGTCCCATTCCACGCCGTCCACTACCAGAGGCACAAAGTTCCCGTCCACCTCAAGCCCACGATCCAGGGACGCCAGAAACGAGTCCAGCATAGCCTCCACCTTTTCGGCGTTGTAGTCACCGAGAATCACCTGAAGGGTTACGGCCCGGTCAAAGAGCTTCCGACGCTTGTGCAGCGCTCCCTCTTGGTCTGTATAGATGGTTTTGGAGCCGTTTCGCGTGATGGCCTCCGTACCGGGAAGCACCGCCCCCACATGGCTATCCATGGTTCTGGACAGTGATTTCATTGTAGTATGGGGCTTTGTTTTGAGCCCTGCGTCCTTGAGCTTCTGCAAAAGGTAGGCTGTCGCCTCTGTGTAAAGCATGGGTTACTCTCCTGATCTCCGAAGGAAGTCCTCCGTTGTTTCCTGGATTTCCTGCATGTCATCGTCTGAAAGCCCCAGAAAGGGGCGGGCCGGAATGGTGACCTTGACCTTCTTTTTCATCACCCAGCGCCCGTTCACCTTGAACCGCAGGTATTTCTTGCGCTTGGCTTTGATGAGCCGGTTCTTTGCTCCGAGCTGGTGGGTGGAGGCGTGCTTGGCGTTGGTGCCCACCGCAAAGCCGGTGTAGTCGGATTTGACCTGGATGCTGTTGCGGAGCTGGGCGGAGTCCACGAGGGTCTTGCCGCCCTCAGCGATTGCCCGTTGGGAAGGAGGCCACCTCCGGCCATCCGGCCCCTTGCCCGTCTTGAAACGGTCCAGGGTGGACGCCCGCACGCCCTGGCCGAGCGCAGCGTTGAGCTTCTTTTTGTCCAGCTCGGCCAGGGCGCGGGTCTTACGCAGCAGCCCCCGGATGTCACCCTCCAGTCGGATATTTACCATGGGTCACATCCCCTTCATGGTTTCCCGGCTGAAAATGCGGTCGTTGGAGTGGAGGGCAAAGCCCGTCGCGGCGGCGGCCTTGGGGTCGCTGGTATCGCTGCCGATACTGACCTTGCCCTCCGCGACCAGGGTAAGAAACTTGACCGCTGCGTTGTAGCGGGTCAGGTAATTCCCCTCCCGTCCGTCAGGGTCAAGGCCTGCCCGGGAAAACAGATTATAGAGGGCGATATCCTTGGAAAACTTGTTGATGACCTTGGGAACCGGGGCGAGAGGGACGGCGTACCGCTTGGCGAGATAGCCGTCAATCTCGCCGTCCGCGTCCGCGATGGCCTCGTCAATGAGTGGTGCCAGGATGGCCTCTCGCTCCTCTGGGTCCTCAACCCCGTCGTTGTCGGTGATGATCTGACTCACCGCGTCGAGCTTTAAGAGGGCGCGGACCTCGTCGCGGCTACAATAGCTCATGACATACCTCCGGGTCAGTCACCCGTCCCGTCGCTGCCATAGGCCATCTGCCAGAAGCCGAAGCCCACGTTCTCCCGACTGTCCACGCCATAGAGGAAGGTCTTGGCGAAAAAGACGTTGTCGTCGGTCTCGTTGGTCTTGCTGACGAACTTGGCGGGCTTGCGGGTCTGGTGGATCACAGGCTTGACGGGCCGGTTGGTGCAGAGCAGATACCACGCCTTATCCGCCCCGGCCAGCCACGGCGCGACGAGGGGCTTGGCGGTGCCCTGCATGGTGTTCTTGGTGCCGTTGATGTAGTCGGCGATCAGGATGTCCCGGGCTTTGGACTCCAGGGCGGGCGGGACCACCAGCTTGTCAGGGATGAGGTTGAGGGGGCGGCCCTTGCTGTTGGTCAGGGACATGATAGCCGCACGCGCGGCGATATAGGCGTCCACGCTCAGCTCGGCGTGGCCCAGGTTGGAGACGGTGCCGTCGCCCACAGGATGGGCGTCGCTGAAGAAGGGCTTGCCGTCATAGCAGAGGGCGGTGAAGCCGTCCTTTAGGAGCTTGAATACCAGCTCATCAGGATGGGTCGCCGCCTCCCGGCCCAGGGACTCGACGCCGGGGTTGTAGAGCCCGATCTTGTCGTCCTCCACCGCCTCCCGGGGGATGCCGAAGGTCAGCTCCCAGGACTTGTTCTTAATGGTGTAGTCTGAGCCGCTCAGGTTCTGCACCTCGCGGTCGCCGATCCACTCCCGCATACCGGGGAGATCCCCCAGCCATGCGTAGGTCTCCGCGTCCGTGGTGGACGGGGTCTCCATGGCGATCTCTTTATAGAGCGGAGCATGCTCAGCGAACGCCTTATTGAAGATGGTGTTGTAGCCGACATAAATGCCGCGCAGGTTGGGGCCGTTGATAATCATGGTATAAGTTCCTCCTTTACGTTTCGGCGGCGGCTGGAACCGTCAGGCCGAAGCCCAGCTCCACGGCGACGCCCGCGTCGTCCACCCGGAGCACCAGACCGGCCACGCTCGCGCCGGTGGCGGTGGCGGTGACGGTCTGGTCGTCCGCGATGTAGCAGGGCTTTAGGACGTGGGCGGCGGTGAGCTTCCCGGCGTCCGTGGCGTTTTCAAAGACGAACACGCCCCGGGCGACCCGGATCGTAGCCGCGCCGTCCGCGCCGGTGTTCGCCACCGTCTCCTCGGCCCGGCCTGCGGCGGTCAGCGTGGCCGACTTGGAGCCGGGGACCGCGTAGCCGCTGGCGTCCAGGGCCACGAGTGCCCCCTGGTAGATGGTGGTGTTCCCCTTCACGGGGAGGACGAGGTGACGCGCCCCGTTGCTGATCTCAACGGTGTCCCTCGCTGCGGTGAGTGCTGCCATGGTATCAGTCCTCCTTCATGCCGTACTTCTTGACGTCGTCCTCGCTGATGCCGAGCTGCTTGCACACGAGGCGGGTGGCCTCGTCCATGCCGCCCTCCGGCTTCTCCGGGCCGTCCTGGAGGAGCTGGCCCATGGGGACCACCTGGGGGGCCTTCTCCACGAAGTCCGAGAAGCCCCTGGGATTGCTCAGGGCGTAGCTAGTGGCCCACTCCTTCTGTGCCGGGGTGATCTTGCCCGCCTTTAGGGCGTGGGTGACGGCCTCGTCCGCGTCCCGCCGGGTCATGGTGTCCTTCAGGATCTTCAGCTCCGCCATGACGTTCACGCCGTCGATGATGCCGCCCTTCAGCTCCATGATCTTGGCGGTGACGTCGCTGGTGGCCGCGCCGGACTTCAGGCCCAGCAGCTCGCAGACGGCCTTGTTGGCTACGGTTTCCTCACCGCCGGGAGGCGGGGCCTTGCCGTCCTCCTTGAGCTGCTTCAGCTCTGCCAGGGCGGCGGCCAGCGCCTCCGTGACCTGCTCCGGGGTGGCGTCCTCGGGGAGTCCCAGGAGCTTTGCCAGTTCTTTCGGGTCCATAGTGTGTTGTCCTCCTTTGTCGTTGTAGGTGCTGGAATTGACGATAGGGTCCATGTGGTCGATCGCAGGGGTATTGGTGAGGGCCAGCGAGTGTAGGCCCGTTGCCTTCCCATCCGACTTGCGGACGGTGATAACAGGGGAGAGGTAGCGGTACTCCCGGTTTTTCAGGTACTCCGCCGCCCGGTCCGTCCATTCCACCTTTGCCACGATGTGGCCGTCCTGAATGGAGAGCTCCTTGACCCACCCGGCGGCGGGGGCCTGGACGCCGTCCAGCGTCTGGTGCTCGTAGTCCACCACCACGTCTACGCCGTGCCGGGTGATCTCCGCCTTCATCAGCCGGAGGCTCTCCTCGTCCACGTTGAACTCGCCCTTCTGGCTGGTGACGTGTCCCAGAGGCAGGATGCGGATGACCTCCGGGACGCCCCGGACCTCTACCTCGCCCCCTTTCAGGGTGATGATCTCCATGGTTTGCGTATCTCCTTTCCGGGGTTGCGCGTCAGGCCGCCGTTAACGGCGTGCGCACGCGTGCAAACACCCCTTTCCGGGTCGCCCCGTGAATTTACCCTCCTCCGCCCGTCGAGGCCGTCAGGGGGCTTCCTGGGGCTTTTTCGTGGGGTTACCCTTTTCGCGCGCCCGGAACGCCTTGGCGAGGGGCTCAGGGTAGCCCTCCAGGTCCGGCCTCCACGGGGTCTTGGCCGGGTTGGTGGCAAAGTGCGGGTCCGGCATGAGGTTCACGAAGCGTCCGTCCTCCAGGATGCCCGACTTGGGGAGCTGGGTCTCCACCTGAAGGCCCATGCGCTCCACCTGCCGCTTGCTCAAGGTGCGCACCGTACACCTGCACTTGAAGCCGTTGGGCGGAAACCAGGTGTCCCAGACCGGGGAGTCCGCCGGGAATACCCGGCCATCCATAGCGAGGTGGGAGGGGCGCGTCCTGGAGTCATTGACTGCGTCATACTGCCAGTACGGGCGCAGATCCATCACGTCCGGGTCAGTCATCTGCTTGTAGTGGCCCACATTGTAGGCCGTCTGGACATTGGTGCGGAAGATATTCTCAGCCTGATAGGGCGTGACCCCATCGTAGCCCTCCCGCTCCAGGAAGTCGTTCATATTGGCCCGGAACTCCGTCAGGGTGTTCCCGTCCTCAATGGCTGCCAGCAGTTCCTCGTAAAACCTGCGCAGGATCTGGAGCTTGGAATACCCGCTCACAGTAAAGGCCAGGGCCCGGTATTCGTAGGCGATGGAATAGAACACCGACGCCGTCACTGGTACGCGCTGGCGGAAATACGTCTCGGCTTCCTCAAAGGTCATGTCGCCGCCGGTGAGGACGGCGTCAATCTCGTCCATACTCCAGCGACCTCCCCTCCAGATCCGCCAAGGTCATGACCTTTTGCAGCAGATCCTCCACCTCGGACACATCCATGGAGGCGTACAGCTCCGCCACGGCCTCCTCGTCCTCCAGGGTGTCCCGGAGCTGCTCCAGGCTGTCCACCTGCCCCAGCAACGCCAGCACCGGCGCAAACGCCTTGCGCCAGCTCCTGGCTCCGCGCTTGAGAGCTGCCGCCGTCACCCGGTCGATATGTTCCTGAGTGCCCAGCTCGCTCCTGCCCTTGAGGGCCACGTAGCGCCGGGGCTGCGCCTTGAAGGGGAACATCGGTTCGGCGGTCTGCTGGGCGTAGCTAGGGGTTGCGATGGCCTCGCCGTCCTCCGGCTCTGGGATGCTGAACTTCTTGTAGAGATAGGAGAGGGGGACTGGCAGGCCGGTCTTCTCTACCAGCGTCCCCACCACATTGGCCGTCTGCATGAGATCCTCGTCCTCCTCGCAGTCAAAGCGGATGCGGGGGATGCGTTTGGACTCGCCGAAGTTGAACATCACCAGGGGGCGGATGAGGTCTCGCCGGAGTGTGGCCGCCAGGGCCTTGCAGTCCGCCACCGTCAGGTCGTGCCGGACGTCGTTGTGGGTCTTGCTCTGGGCGTAGCTGCCGCCGCCCGAGTCCGAGGTCAGGGTCTGCCCCAGGACTGCCTTGCTGATCTGCTCGTCGCAGTAGCGGGCCAGCCGCTCATAGAGGTCGGTGCTGGAGGTCTTCTCCGTGGTGATGAAGTCAATGGAGGCCCCTTCCGGGATAATGCCCGCTGCATCTGCGCCGAGCTGAACCAGCGCCCGCATAAGCGCCCGCTTCTCCTCGTCGCTGCTTCCCGGCGCGTACTTGCCCAGCCGGAAGGGCAGGCCGTACACTTCGGCGAAGCTGATCCAGTCCTTGATATCATAGTTCTTGAACAGGTACATCCAGGCCACCACCCGGAGGATACCTGCCCGGGCCGGGTGCCCCGACCGCGCTTTATACTTGTGGATGATGAACTTGTGCTTCGGGAGCAGGATGCCGGAGGGCGTTTCGTCCGTCCGGCACCGGAAGGAATCGTCCACACCGTCCCAGAAAAACCGTTTCTGGTGGCGGCTCCTGATGTCCTGAACCACCACCTGGCCCCCGTCATAGCCCCACATGATTTCCGAGACCGCGATCCCTTTTCCGATAGCGTCCAGCAGATCCGTCTCGATGTCCTCCATGCCCTCGATACTGTTGAGCTGCTCCTCTACGAACTCCGCGATCTCCTTATCCCTCGGTTCGTCGCCGAAAGCCGTAACCTCAAAGTCCAGGCCGGTGACCGCGTTCTTCCGGGTCTGAAGCTGGCTAAACAGGTGGGGATCGTGTTCCTCCATCTCCTCAAAGAGCTCCATCTGCCGCATGATGTCGCCGGTGTCGGCCTCCCGGAAGATCGTCGCCAGCCGGGTCGGGGTCAGGCCGTTGGAGGGGTAGTCGCTGTATTTGTCCTGAATACGGGCAACCGCCAGCTCCCGCGTCTCCGGTCTTGAGATGGGTGGGGCCTGTGCCAGCGCCCGGCGTTTGCGCTTGTTCTTACTACTCATGTGACTGTCTCCTCGATACGCCGCTGCGCCTTGGCGTAGTGGACGTCGTCAAGTTCTATCCCGGTAAAACGGCGGCCCGTCTTTTTCGCCGCGACCAGCGTGGAGCCGGACCCGGCGAAGGGGTCCAGAATGAGGTCCCCGGGCTTGGTAACGGCTGTAATGAGATCTGCCAGCAGCGGGACCGGCTTCTCGGTGGGGTGTATCATCTGGCTTCCAGGGAGCTTCCGGTGGGTGATAAGATCCTTGGGGCGGTGTCCCGGGAAGCTGAACTTTCCCTTCACCGCAAAAATGATGTTCTCGTGAGATGGGGCGAACTGGCTTTTCAGGTCACCCATACCATGCTGTATCTTGTCCCATATAACCTCACTTTTAACAATGAAGCCCGCCAGCCGAATCGCGTCTATAAAGACCTGCTGCACATCCCAACGGGTGAAGCAGACCAGCGTTCCCCGCCCGGAGCTGCCGGGCTTCAGGACACGGAAAGCATCATAGAGGAACCAGATAAAAGGAGCTGTGTCATTCTGGATACGTGCCCCGGTAGGTGAAACATAGTTAATGCCATAGGGCGGGTCGGTGATGATTGCGTCCACGCTCTCCGGCTCCATCTGCCGGAGCACCGTGAGACTGTCGCCGTGGATGAGCTTGTTTTCGTAAATCAAAGAGTCCTCCTAATAGGCCCCCGCTTTGAAGTCCGCCTCCCGATGGAGCACGGTGGTGTATTCCACCTCGCCGCCGCCCTGGATATCCAGGGCCAGTTGGAGAGCCATCTGGAGGCCGTCCGGTGCGTCGTCGTTCCGGGCCATTGGGTACTCCTTCATCTGTTGGAGCAGGGCCTTGTGCTTTTTGCTGAATTTGATGTAGCCGTTCTTAACAAACGGCTGGAGCGAGCGGATGCGGGCGTCCTTATTCTGGGTGGAGTTGATCTCCACAATAGGGAGGTATTCCCCGGCCTTGGCTGCCTTCTGCCGCATGACCTCCGCGAAGTACGCCTGGAACTGCACTGTCTCCACGCCGAAGCGGTAGTAGGGCCGGTTGTATTCCCGCTTGAGCCGCCGGTTGGCCTCCAGCACGTCCTCAATGATCTGGTCCGGGTGTCGCTGGGCCACGTCAGCGATGACCACGTAGACGACGCCGGTGAATCGGTCCTTCGCCAGAGCGAAGATACTGCTGGTGTCCGCCCGCTTGTTCTTGCCCAAGCTCGGGTCGTTGGCTCCCACAAACAGAAACCGGGGGTCCGCGAAGTTGGGCGCGGTCTTGCCTTCGTCGTCCCAGTAGTCGAACCACTCCTCCTGAAAGGTACAGCTCGCCGGGTCGATGGGATTGTTCTGGATTTCTGAGTTAAAGGCGGCGGGGCCGATGTTGACCCGCTTGCACATGAGGGAGTAGTAGTCGTTCTTCTCCTCCCAGAGCACCGCCGTCCCTTCCAGCATCTCCGCCCGGTTGGCCTCAAAGAAGGCCCGGGCGGTCTGGTCGTGATCCGGGTCGGCCATGTTGGTGTAGAGCTGTTCCCATGCGTCCCAGAGATCCGTATGGATGGCCCAGGAGAGGACGCCCTGATACTTGACGCTCTTGTACTCCGCTTTCCGGCACACATTGGCAAGCAGAGAATCAAAGTGCAGCAGGGTCCCGATGTAGACAATGTCGGTATAGGTGTCGCCGCACTCGCTCACCGCCTTGTCGTACCAGTTGAGTAGCTTCGTCCGCTGCTCCTTGGTGGCGACGTTCTCGTCGTTCTCCAGGTCGTCGCAGACGATGAGGTCGGGCCTCCACTGCTTATGTCTCCGGCCACGGATTTTCTTGCCGCTGCCGATGGCCTCAATCTTCGTTCCATTGGCAAGCAGCGCAACAGAGGATTTCCAGACGCCGCCCACCAGCTCGCCGAAGTCCTCCCGCAGAGCAGCGTTCTCCTCCAGCTCGTTCTTGATATCAGTGAGGAAACCCTCGGCCTGCTCCGAGGAGTCGGACAGGATGATGATATAGTGCTTGTAACCATAGAGGGCCGCGTGCAGGTCGTCCTTGAAGGTGAACGTCGTGGACTTGGCGTGTCCGCGCGGGGCCTCGATCGCCCGCCTGCACCCCTTGGCTCGGCTGATCTCCTTGGCGTGCTCTGTGGGGCTCATTCCCTTCATAACGCCCTGAAACCAGATGTCGTCCAGCTCCGCATGGAAGGCCGGGGCTGGTCGTGTGAAGTAATGGCCCAGGTAGGCCCATCCAAAATACTCCAGGTCGATGGCTCCCAGCTTTCGCCGCAGGCCCTTGGGGCCGGTCAGGGACGCCCCTGCCTTGTAGTCCTTCAGAAGCTGCTTGCGCCTGTCCGGGAAGTTGCCTTCCCGGACAACATATTTAAGAAAGAGGGCCCGCTGCTGCTCCAGGTCAGCCAGCGCGGCGCGGTCGCTTTCGTCGTCCAGCTTGTCGATGAGGTCGCCGAAGTTAATCGTCGCCATCTGCCACCACCCTCTCCCGGGCCCTTGCCAGAACGTCCCGAAGCTGGGCGGCGAGATCCGGGTACTGCTTCACTTTCTCCAGCAGCTCCGCCTCCATCTGCTCGAAGGCCAGCTCCGCCTTGCGCTTCATGTCCTGCCGGACCCGCTTTTCATAGGTCGCGTTCCGGCTCAGGGAGGCGATGAGCCGCCCAGCCTTGTCTAGTGGGAGCTCGTCGAACTCCTCCTCGGCGGTGCTGACCCGCTGCATAAGCCCGTCCATGAGGACCATGCTGGCCGCCTTGGTGTAGTCCAGATCGGGGTGGGCCTCCACCGCCCGGGCAATCGCCTGAGTGCGCTGCAAGGTATCCGCCACACGCTGCGCCGCCTGGGTGCTGCGGATCGCGTAGCGCCCGATCGCGCTCTTGCTGATGTCGTAGCCCTCACCCTTGAGCCAGGCCGCCAGCTCCTCGTAGGTGTTGGCCGGGTCAGTGAGCTTGAGGTCGAGCTGCCCCCTGATATCATCCGGGAGGCGGTCGATGGTGGAGCTCACCCGTGTCCGGCGGCGCTCTGCCTTAGACATCGACGCCAGGGTCCTCGATGGTGCCCTCCACCAGATCGACGCCTTTCTTCGTCAGTTGGATGACGCCGTCCTTGCGGTAGACATTGTAGGCGTTGACCTTCTTGTCGCTGAACTCGATGTAGCCGCCATCCGCCAGATAGTCCAGATACTTGGAAATGTCCGGCGAGAAGATCATCCCGTCCGCGACGAGGGCGTTGGTGAGCTGCCGCACCAGGATCGCGTTTTGATTGCCACGTGCCAGGGCCCGGATGATATAGCCCCGGATCGCCTTGTTCTTGGCGACCTCCTGCTCCGCGATGTCGTCCAGGATTGCCATGCTTTACCCTCCCTTCTTGTCGGCCAGACTGCCGATGATCTTATCCAGCTTCCCGTCCACGTTGTTCATGCTGCGGATGAAGTCCTCCCGCAGCACATACACCAGGGGTAGGTCGCTCTTGAGATCGCTGATCTGCTGTGTCAGCTCCTTATAGTTGGCGGCGTGCCTTTTGTCCACCTCCGCCAGCTTCTGAGCGTTGCGCTCGTCCGCCTTGCGGAAGTCGTTGAGTGTCTGCTTGACGAAGTAGGTCAGCGCACCCACGACCAGCGTACAGAGCAGCGAGGCCGCCGCGCCGATGAGCGCGGTGATCTGTGCCATTTCCACGGCGGCCCCTCCTTACTCGGTCTGCACAGTGTCCACCACGATACCCTCGGCCAGCGCCATCGGGTCGGCCTGCTTCACCTTCAGAACCGCGTCCTCGATACACTTCATGACGTAGTCCTCAAAGTTGCCCAGGTGCTTCGTAATGACCTCCTGTGTCCCTGGGGCGACGGCTGCCTTGACCTCCTCCAGGACTTGCTTGCCCAGGGCCAGCAGCTCCTCACGGTCTGCCTTGCCGTCCTTTACCGCCTGCCGGAGCGCCTTGGCTGTGGTCTGCTCCATCGCGCCCACGCCTACGCTGACGAGATTGAGCACATCGTCCAGCGCGTCGTCCAGGAGCTGCCGGGCCTGCTGGTCCTCGATCTGGGCCGTCTGTGCCTTCACCTTGGCCGCCCCCAGCTTCAGGTAGTAGAGTGCATAGGCTCCGCCCAGGGTGATCACGGCCAGCAGAATGTTCACCAGCGTGTCGCTTGCCGCGCTCAAGATGACATCCATGTTCATGTGTGCGTCCTCCTCTTTGCACAAAAAATAAGACTACAAGCAGAGCTTGTAGTCTTAGGGTAAACGATTATTTGTGAAATGTCCGCATGAAGCATTTCAGAGAATTATTTCTAAGAAAGCGTATTTTCCTCCCCGGCTTCAAACAGGTTGAGTTGTCCCTCTGTGCAGCCGGGGCCGCACACCTGCCGGACCAGACGATCCGTGACGTTGTACTTCTTTGCCAGCTCCAGGTGGTTCCAGCCATTGAACTCCGCCTTGATGTGCGCGTCCCGGATAGGGCGGGTCAGGCTCTCCGGCTTGGGTATATAGAGTGTCGCCCCGCCAATCAGCTCCGCCAGCTTATACAGGTTTTCCGCTCCGATTGTCTCTGCGACCTCCCGCCAGAGTCCCTCCGGTATGTGCTCCGGCGTCAGCTCCTTTGCGAAACAGTCCATGACCCGCCCCTCCTCTCAATTACTCCTGAATGGTGCCCGCCACGATCGCCATCACCTCGCCTACGGTAACCACCTCAGACATACGGCCCCGCCAATAGTCCGGCTTGTTGATGACGCCCGCCCCGGCCAGCTTGTCCAGGGCCTCCTTCTGCCACTGGGGGACGCCGTCCCCCTCCTCCGGCGTCTGGGGGGCCTGGGGGATCTCCTGGGCCAGAATCTGCTCCAGCAGAGACACAACCTTTCCGCCGTACCCCGCGCCGGGGACCGCCCAGCCCTTGCCGCTGGGGTTGTCCGCTGCGCCCAGCCATTCCAAATAGGGAGCCGAACCGCGGGCCACCAGGGAGAAGCGCGGGTCCACGCACTCCTTCGCCAGGGCCTCCGTGGAGGCATATGCCTTCAGGTGCTGGATCTGCGCCCGGACGCCGGTGCGCGGGTCTGGGAAGCTGGCTGCCTGCCCCGCGTTGTTGCCGTTCAGGGCCCCGATGCCGCCGTAGTTGTTTTGACTGGGCTGTACGATACCCCCGAACTTGAAGTAGCCCGTCTCGTGCAGGCTCTGGGCGAAGGCTACGTCGCCCCGCACACCCTCGGCCTTGCCTTCCTCCAGGAACAGCTCCGCCAGCTCCTCCAGGGAGCAGGCCGTCAGCTTCGGCTCGGCGTTCTTGCTCCGGCAAAAGAGGGCCATCTGCTGAGACGTGGCCTGGGCCTCGCCCATGATGGCCGTCTTGCCCTCCATGCCAGCCGACAGGCCGTAGTAGTCCGCCAGCAGCTCCGCCTCCGCCTGGGCCAGCTTCTCCAGGTTGGACTCCTGGGAGAGCCACTTTGCGGCGACAGTATTGGTGTGGAAGCTGTGCTCAATGAGCAGGTACAGCGGCGTCCCCACCGCCCGGGCCCCACGCAGGACGCCGTAGTATTCGCCCCCGGAGCTGTTCTTCCGCGTCGCCGTCCGGCCCGCCTGCTTCGTGCCCATCAGCTCCCCGATCCTCCTGGCGATCTTCAGGGCGATGGTGTCCGCGTCGTTCAGGTTGTCGTAGGCCCTGTAGACGACGGGGTAGTCCACGCTCTCCGTCCCGCACGCATTGGAGTGCAGGCTCAGGAACACGTCGCACCCCTTGGACGCCGCGCCCCGGGCGTAGACGCCCATATCTGTGTCGATGGTCACCCGCGTGGTCATGACCTCGAAGCCCCGCGCCTCCAGCGCCGCCTTGAGCTTCAGATGGAGTGACCAGACCATCGCGCTCTCGTAGTAGGTCTTGACCACCGGACTCTGATTGTAGTGGCTGCCGACGTGTCCAGCGTCCAAACAGATCCTCACGCTACTCATCGTCGTCGCCCTCCTCCTCGTCAGCGTGGAAGATGGGCTCCCCGTCGACTTCGTTGATCTCCTGGCCTGGCTCCAGCGCCGGGGCTGTGTCCTTGCTCTTGCTGTTCTTTGCCATGGTGTAAAATACCTCCTTACAGTTTCCACACGGGGACGATAACCTCGTCGGCCAGCTCCCCGAGGGTGTAGTCGCTTCGGCCCTCCACGTCCAGCCTGTGGAGGAACTTCTCATACTCCACCGCGATCTTCATCGCCTTCAGGATGCCCACCTGCTCCGGCGTGACCTCCAGAAGCTCCGGCCCCGTGGTGAAGCCAACCGCCCGGCACAGGGCCATCGCCGCCCGCAGGCCGTCCTCGGCCACCAGGGCCGTCCACTCCTCCCAGGTCTCTTGAGCGAACCGTTTGCGGTTGAGCCGGGGCTTGTCGGGCGGGAGGATGCCGTCTGCCTGGAGCCGCTTCTTGGCCGCCGCTCTGGCGGCCTTCTCCCGCTGTGTGAGCCGCTTTGTCTTGCTTGCCATATTCCCGCCCTCCTAACTCTTCGGGGCTGTCTCCGGGCGTCTCGCGGCCTTCTCAGCCGCCAGAGCAGCCCGGACCGCTTCCGCTGTCTCTACCTGCTGGCGGAGCGCCACGGCGGTCCCGATCATCCGGGCCTCTGCCATGAGCTGCTCACCTGTCAGAGCTCCCAGGCGCCTCGCCTCCTCGTTGGTCAGGTTGCCCCCCGTGAGATAGCGGTGGGCGCGGAGGATTTCCGTTACGGCAAAGCAGCGCGTCATGTACTCGAATGGCTCCGCTAGAAGCCCGGCCTTCTTTCCCGTCATGTCCCGGCCTCCTCCTCTGGTTCGCCCTCCGGCCCCAGCAGCTTATAGCCCAGCCGCACCCGGTAGACGTTGGCCGCCCGGATGACCTGAGCGAAGGCTTTGTCCCCAGCCACATGGGCGGCGATGCGCTCCCGGGCCTTCCTGGAGCCGTTCGGCCCGGTTGCTCCGGGGATGGCTGCCAAGGCGACCGGTTTGAGCTCTGTCAGGCGGCGGGCAACCTGCCCAGGGAGGTTGTTGTAGTAAGTGCGCAGGAAGACCAGCCCCGTGTCCACGCACAGGTCCAGGCCGCCCCGGATGGTCTGCTGCATACGGATAATGCCGTCCAGCGCGGCGAGGACCGCCTTCTCGTCCTCTTGAGAGTCCTTGCTCATGCCTGGGCCTCCTTCCGCCGTTCCCGGTCCAGCATTGCTTTGAGTGTCTCAATGACCTTCTCGCACTGGGCCGGGGTCAGCCATTCCAGCCGGTCCGTCCCGGTCAGCCTGCGGACGAAGCCCTGGATGCGCCGGAAGTCGTCGTTCCATCCCAGCGCGTCGCACAGGTGCCAGATCTTCCGGCGTTGCTGTACCGTGGCCGGGTTGCCGCCCTCGTCCGTCCGCTTGCTCCGGGTGTCCCGTCGGACACCGTCCTTCATAGCCTGGAGGACCCGGGCCACCGTACCCAGCTCCCGGGCCGTCAGCTTGCGCAGGCTCTCCTTGCCCGTCTCCCGGTAGACCAGGGCGTGCAGATCCTCGTCCGTCATGCCCAGCTCCGGCGACTTGGCAATCGCCCACAGCGTCTTGATGGTCGGCCCAGGCCGTCTGGGCGCTGTTCTGGCTGCCGTCATGCTCCCGCCTCCTTCCTCACAGGCCCGCCCTGATCTGCTCCAGCTTCTCCAGGTTGACCTCATAGCCAAACTCGTCCTTTTGCTTCCAGATAGCCCCCACGGCGGTCACTGTGTCCTCGCCGTACTTCTTCAGGGCCTCCTTGCTGACCTTCTCCTCGGTGATGATGCAGTCCATCATCTGCCGGGCCTTCAGCCGCCGGATGATGTCTGCCAGCTTCTCCTTTGCCTTGGGCAGACTGACGGAGGTGGAGAGCCGGAAGCCCACCTCTCCGAAGGTGAGGGTTATGCTCTTGTTCTTGCCCATATCCGAGCGGTGCTCAGAGACGAAGTCCTTCAGCTCATGCTCCAGCCGCGCGATCGCGTCCTTGTAGGGCTTGCTCTGTTCCTCGGCCACCTTTTTGGCCCCGACGATCTGCTTCTGCATGTCGCTCTCGATATCGTTGAGGGCGATTTGCGCCTCGGCGACCTGCCGCAGCGCGTCGTTCACGTCCTCCCAGCTCTTGAGGCTTGGGGCCTCGATCACTCGTTTCCTTGCCATATGCGGTATCCTTTCTCTCGTTGTCCTCCTCGCGGTCGTTGAGGAGATAGGTCTTGCTCACCAGCAGGTAGATCCCCAGTGGGAAGGTGAGGAGCAGCGCCGTCCCGTCCCGCTCCTCCACGGTCTCGCCTGTGGAGGCCAGCAGCCAGATAACCGCCGAAACCACCAGCAGAGCGACGCCCATGCACCGCTGCTTTCTCATATTCATTGTCCGCGCCCCCACTCAGAGCATCATCATACCGGACGCCTGCTGGATGATTTTGAGGGTGATGGTCTCCCCGCCGCTGGCTGCCAGGATGCGCCGCACGTTGGACAGCGTCCGGTCCAGCAGGCGGAAGCACCCGGTCTGCCGGTTGCGGGCCCGGGCCTGGAGCTCCTCCAGCGCGTCCGGTGTGATGTCGTAGCCCTGTAGGTAGTCCGCCACCTCCTGCTCGCTCAGGCCGTGCAGGGAAGCGTAGAAGTCCACTCGGTTCGCCATGCGGACGAGGTAGGTCTTGATCGCCGCCTCCAGCTTCGGTTCCCCGGCGATGACGAGCCCCACGTCGCTCTGGTCGAAGATCGCCCGGAGGATCTCCATCTTCTTCTGAGTGTACTTGCTTACCAGCTTGTCGGCCTCGTCGATGATAAGGAGGTAGCCCCGGTTGGTATTGAAAAAGTCCCGGATTCCGTTGACCCGCTTCCAGATGGTGCCGTAGCCGCTGGGCAGGCCCAGCGTCCGCTCGATGGCCTCCACAAGGTCCCGGGCACTCATGGTGTCGTCACACTCCACATAGGCCACCCGGGGGAGGCGGGCGTACTGCTTGAGGGTGTGGGTCTTGCCATAGCCCGACCGGCCCACCACGATCCCCATGCCGAGGAACTCCTGGCTGCTCTGGCATACGCCCAGGATGTTCCGGGCGTCCTGGCTCTCGTAGAAGCCGCGCTTCCCGCTGCCCTTGTCCATGGACGGGGCGGCGGCCTCCGCCTCCGGTACGTCGCCCAGAGTGCCCAGGTAGGCCGTCAGCTTCGCCTCCAGCTCGGTCGGGTCCGCGTCGTACTTGCCCGCCAGATACCGGGACACGGTGGTCCGGCTGTAGCCCGTGGCCGATGCCACCGAGGCGATCGTGACCTTCTTATTGAGGCTGATATGCCGGTTAATGCGGTCGGCGATGCTCTCGCCGCTGGTGTATGTAGTGCGCTCCGTGACTGCTTCCATGGTGTCTCCTCCTTATTCGCCCATCGCTCTCAAGCGGGCCAAGGCATCCCCGGCCTTCTCGTTGAGAAACTTGTTGTCCTTCTGCTGCTTTTTCTTTCGCTGGTCCTCCGCCTCGGCCCGGAAGGTTCGGGACGCCGGAAGGGCCACCACCTTCTCGGGGTGGTCCGCCTTGATGGACAGGTCCAGGCCGCCCACCGCCGCCGAGGGCCGCGTCCCCTGGAGGGTCTCCCGTTCCTCATAGGGGGTACAGAGCTCCGCCAGCTTCTCCCGGACGGTCCGGTACTGCCGCCGCTGCTTGGCCGCGTGCGCCGAGATCTGGTCATCGTCCGCGGCCCGGCCCATGCCCAGCAACTCCGCCTCGTGGGCCTCGCATATCTTGGAGCCATCCAGGGCGTAGACATAGAGCTTCGTGGGGTTGTCGATGTCCCACTTCACATTGACCCACTGGCCTTCATGGAGGCCCAGCGCCTCGTCCGTATAGAGGCGTTTATGCTTCTGGATGCCTGTGGAGTAGACCTTGGCCCGCTCCGATTTCATGAGGAGCATGGCCGCGTATTCCCTGGGCGGGACCGCCTTTTCATAACGGTCTCCGTTCTCAAACAGGCTTGCCGGGGTGGTCCACTTCTCACGCAGCTTGGCAAGCCCGCTGTGACGCTTGGCGTGGTAGACGTTCTCCTTCCACCATGTCCACCGTTCAAAGAACTCCTCCAGCGTCAGCAGCTCGCCCCGCTCCAGCATCCCCTGTACGTCCTTGCGCCGCTTGGCGTAGGTCTTGGACCCGGTCAGGGTGCCCGTGTAGCTGGCAAACCACTTGCTGAACTGGTCGCACACCGTTCCGAAAAAGCGTTCGATGGACTTCACCCAGGGCTGATAGGGGAGGGCCCGCCGCACGTCCTCGATGCCGATTGACTGATAGAAGCCCTCCGTCTCCGGGTCAAAGCTGAAATCAATGGCCCGCTCCTTCCGGCTCTGGCCGGTCATGTCCTCGCTGGTGTAGTCCTTGCCGTTGTCGATGAGCAGCGCGTGGGGGACGCCCGCCGTATAGAGCATCTTCACGAGGCTCTCCTTCAGCGTCTGGCCGTTGGCCTTCACGCAGACCACGTCCCCGATGATGCTCCGGCTCCGCTGCTCCTGCCACGCCACCAGCACCGGGCGGACCGCTTTGACCTTCCCGTTGGGGGCCGTCCACTGAACCCAGCAATCGAAGGTGTGCTCGTCGCCCACCACAATCTCCATGACCTGGAGCTTGGAGGTATCCCGCCTGCCCTTGAGCATCTTGGCATTTCTCCACTCCCGGACGCCGTTGGCCGCGAGGTAGTGGGCCGACTCCACGCCCGGCTGGCCCATGAGGTGCTTGACGTACCGCTGCACCGTCTTGAGGGAGGGGATGCTCTCCCATCCCCGTTCCGAGCTCTGCGCCAGCAGCGCCGTGTAGAGCGCCTCCGTCGTGTGCAGGTTGGCCGCGAAGCCCGGGTCAAACCAGATGTTTTCAATGAGCGCCCGCTGCTCCGGCGTCAGGCTTGGGAACGTGGACCGCTCCCGGGGCTTGCGGCACAGGGCCAGGGTACGGAAGTAGTCCCGGGCGTGGCCGTCCGCCTGCTCCAGCCGGAGGGCCCAGGCGTTCGCCTCCATGACGCTCTGGCCGTGGCGGTAAAGCGTCCCCAGGCTGATCCCCAGCCGGGCCGCCAGCGCCTCGGCGTAGGCTGTCCGGTCCTCCCCGGCGTAGTTGAGGAAGCCCTGTACCTCCCGCGCCAGCTCCACCGCCTTGTGGTATTGCTTCCGGTGCTCCTCGATGTAGCCGTTCAGATCCGCCCCCACATACCAGGGAGGCGCGGCCTCGCCCTCCTCCGGCTCCGCCATGGCCCGGATGTGGGCCCGGTAGGCCCGCCGTCCCTTCTGGCTCAGGCTTGCCGTGGACAGGAGGACAAGCTCCTTCCCGCCGCCCTCCCGGGCCTCCGTCCGCGTCTTGTACTGGGCGGGGCTGCGCTTCATCCTCTGAATGAGGGTGTTGTATCGGATTCCCTCGAAGCGGGCGGCCTCTTCCAGCGTGATATAGGTCTCTTGCACTTGTCTCCCTCCTTTCCCATCAGGCCGCCGTGGCCTTCCAGACCTTCTTCCGGTCCAGGGCCAGCACCTGGGCGATGGCCTCAATGTACCGCTTGCCCGATCGTGTCCCGTTCAGGATGTAGCTCAGATACTGCGGGGAGATCCCCACCTCCGCCGCCAGCGCGGCCCGGGTCATGTCCTGGTCGATCAGCGCCTTGGTTACCAACCGCCCGAAGGGGGTGAGCCGCTTGTTCCGTTGTCTTGCCATGCCTGTCACTCCCTTCTGGTGGGTGTTTCATGCCCGGCGCTTCCATACCGTGGCTGCTGCCTCCGGTTTCTCAATTTTCTTGTCCATGTCTGCTCCTTTTCAAATCCCCTCCGGGCCGGTATAATGGGGTAGGGCCGCCCGGCCCAGAGAGGGGGTGATGGTGATGTTGGATTTTCTGTATGAGTGTTCCCGCGAGATGTCTACTGGAAATGCCGGTGTCGATCAGATCAACGCAGCCAGACTTTCTATGCAGCCCGAGTATTGGGCGCTGATCAACTATCTGGTCGACAAGGGTATTCTCGACGAGCAAGAGTTTGCGGAGTATCTGAGGCGGCATTTCAAAACTCAGATTGAGTCTGCGGAGCGTTTTGCTCAGGAGAAGGATGATCAGTAGAGCCGCAAGCCGCATAGGCGCGAAGGATAAAGCGTGCCTTTCGGTGTTCTCTGGCGTACATCTCGGCGAGGTTGGGGTGCAGCCCTTCCTCGCCCGGGGCCGTCCGTTCATCGGACGGCCCCTTCTCTTTTGGCGGCTCGCCCGTGGTCAGCCATGCCAGCCAGCAGGTCCGGCATGAGAGGCGGTCGCAGCCATTGGGAACGACGGGCGGACAGTGCTCGGAGACGATGTCCGCAATCTCGTCCGCCGTGGTGTCGGCGGCCCGTAGCAGCTCCAAGCCGGTCATGACGCCCTGCCTCCTTCCGCACCGGAGTTGACTGTTCGCTCTACCTTCTCACGGGTATCGCCCAGGTGCTGGCGCTGTTTCCGCACGGCCTGGTCTGGAGAGCACACTCCGCGATACTTGCAGACCGCGTAGTTCTCCGAGTACATCTCTTGCAGATCCGCCAACAGCTTCCGCAGCTCACTCCGAAGGGTGAGGGCCGGATAGCTGTCCGGGTCCATCCCGTCTATAGCTCCGTCCAGCTCACGCGCCATGCGGAAGGTGTTGCGGTAGACAATGCAGTCGTTATCGGGGCACTCCGCCTCCATCTTCTGCCCCAGTTGGTACAGTGCCCGCGTGAAGGAGTGACCTCTCATTCCGGGCGGAAGGTGCCGGAAGCCCTCCGGGGGTTCGCTAACAGTGGGCGGGGAGGTCACCTGGAAACGCTCGTCTGCGCTGTCCACGATACCCAGATCGGTCAGCGCCCGGACGTACCCGCAGAGCTGCCAATCTGCCGCCTCCTGGCTCAGGGCCGGGCGGCGCGTCTCTAAGAAACGCTTCTCACCCTGGAGCAGCTCCTCCGGCGTGGTCTCCAGCTCCGTGGTGCCCAACTCGGTCTCCACGATTACTGTCACCGCCTTCTCCGGCTCCTCCACATCCAGCTCGCTCTCCAGACCCCGGGCCTGCTCGATGGCCTGCTCCATGGTCTCCGCGTCGTCATACTCCAGCGCGCCCCGGTCTACCTCCAGATGGCCGGTGTAGAGCTCCGCGTCGATGACGCCGTAGGCTCCCAGCGTCTCATAGTCCCGGCGCTCCCGGTCGTTGAACCGGACCACCAGATAGCCATTGATCTTCTTCATCTTGCGCATGGTGTTCGCTCCTTCCTTCGTTCCGGTGGGTCAGCCCAGCAGGGCCGGGACGACCCGGATGCGGTCGGTGTACTTGTGCAGGATGATAAGCTCACCCGTGGGTTTCTCCCGCACAACAAGCCAGTTCTCAGGCGCAAGCCCCGCCTGCCCGAGGCGGACCTTCTGCTTGCGCGTCGGTTTCTTTCCCTGGCGCATGGCTGCCTCCTTTTCATTTGTTGGAAGTTGTGGTAGAGTAAAAGCGGGCGGTGAGGGCTGCCTATCATGAAAGAAAAGAAGTATTTCAATTCCCTGGACAAACTTATGAGCGACTGTGCCACCAGTCGGCTCAAAGATCATGTGCGAGATGTCCTGGTGCCGAAGATGGGCCTGACATGGGAATTTGTTTCCGCCTCGGTCGAGAGGGTGATCTCCCGGGCTGAGTTTCTTTCCCGACCCACGGATGCGGGCGTTGTGTTCCGCCTTCGTTGGGAATGGGGACCGCAGGCCGATCGCGGCCTCATAGAGCCGGTCGCTTGA